CCGAGCACCGGCTGGAGCGTCGGCCCCCAGCGCACGAGGTTGCCCTCGACGCAGGCGGGCCGGTTCTCCCGGTCGGTGCCGTTGGAGTGGATGCCGGGGGGGAAGCCTACCTCGAGGTACATCGTCAGTTGTTGACGAAGACTAGGACGAACACGCTTTCCGAGTTCGTAGATGACCCGGCGATGTTGCGGGTCTCGAACTTTGCCGAGGAAGCGGTGCGGTTGCCCGAATACAGTTCGGTGACGATGGCGCCGTTGCCGCCGCCTTGGCCGCCGAGCACGACAAAGCCCCAGCAGGCGGCGCAGGACGCGGCCGACGAGAGCGTCAGCGTGTACTGGCCGGTCGCGGTCCGCGCCAGCGTCACCCCGTTGGCGAACTGCTGGGTGAAGGTGCCGGCGACGTCGGTGTAGAAGGCGAAGGCGGTGGCCGGATAGCCCGCCCACGCCGCGTTCGTGCCGTCGCTCCTGAGCGCCTTGCCGGAGGCGCCGGTCTGGCTCGGCAGCAACGCGTTACGCGCCGCGGCCGCCGTGGTCGCCCCGGTGCCGCCGTTGGCCACCGCCACCGTGCCGGTGACGTTGGTGGCGTTGCCGGTCAGGGCGCCGGTGAAGGTGGTGGCCGTCACCGCCGCGAAGGTCGGGCTGTCGGCGGTGTCCAGCGCCAGCGCGCTGCGCGCGGCCGCCTGGCTGGCGGCGGTGAACACCGCGACCCCGGTGGCCGTGCCGCCGAGGTTGGTCCGCGCCCCGGCCGCCGTCGACGAGCCGGTGCCGCCCTGCAGCACGGTGATCGGCGTCGACAGGGCGCTCAGCGCGGTGATGTCGGCGTTGGCGCCGTTATGCGCCAGCTGGCCGTTGGCGCAGGTCTGCAGGCTGTTGAAGTTGGCCATGACCTGGGTGGCGTCGGCGGTGGTGCCGTTGGTCAGGGCGTAGGGCAGCGAGGCGCAGTTGGCGGCGCGGGCCTGCGGCGCGACGGCGGCGCAGGCCAGGGCGAACATCAGCGCCGCGGCGACACGGGCGATCAAGGTCTTCACGGGATCAGCTCCCCAGCATGTAGTTCAACGGTTGGACGCTCACGTACAGGTTTCCGACCTTGACCGCGCCGGAGGCGTAGCCCGTGGCCTGGAAACGCATTTGCTTGAACACGACCGGATGGGCCCACGGCACGCGCCGCTCGCGCGGCCGGGCGGCCCCGCCGCCCCACGTCCCGGCGCCCCAGGCGAAGCCGCCCCAGGTCGACGAGCCGGCGCCGTCGCCGCCCAGCGAGACCTGATCCAGCGTGTCGCCGTTTTCGTCCGAGGCGATCACGGTCACGTCCACCTCGGCCGGCAGGGCCAGGGTCAGGGCGGTCTCGACCACCGCGTTCATGCCGCCCTGGCCGTTGTCCGGCGACAGCACGGTCTGGTAGGTCCACGTCAGGTCGACGCCGTTCTCGGTGTAGCTCGAGCCGGTGGCGGGCACGGCGTCGCTGCGCCACAGCGAGCCGGTCACGCCGCGCGGCGCCAGGACGAAGCCGGCGCGCCACGGCTGGATCTGGTCGGCCGGGAAGCTGTGCGGCCCGCTCCACGTCCCGCGCTTGGCGTCCAGCCAGAACTCCTCGACCGGCTGGCCGGTGACCTGGGCGTCCTGCGTCGTCACCCGGAACACGTCGGCGTTGAAGGCTGCGCAGACGCGCGACGGAACCAGCGCGTAGATCAGCGGCGTGGTCACGCCCGCGCCCGAGGCGCCGATCGGATCCGACACCTTGGCGGTGAAGTCGACGACGCGCAGGCCGCTCGGCGAGACGAAGGCGAGGCCCTTGGTGGTCGGGCGCACGCTCAGCGGCGCCTCGGTGCCGGTGGCGACGTTCATGGCGTCCAGCCGCAGGTCGGCCGTGGCCTGGTCGCCGGTGACCTGCTGCATGGCCGAACCGCCCTGGAAGGCGATCAGCGACTGCACGATGCCGCCGGTCATCGCCGCGCTCAGCGGCAGCGCGCCCAGCGCGGTGACCGGCAGGCCGTTGGACGGCGTCAGCGCCTGGGTGGCGTTGGTGCGGGTCGCCGCCAGCAGGGCGTCGGAGAAGGCCAGCGACGCGCCGCAGGCGAACCACGCCCGGCCGTTGTAGGCGGCCACCGCCGTCGGCGGCGACGGCAGCGGCGCGCCCTGGCAGTCGCCGGCGCCCCACAGCGGCGCCGCGGGCGTGCCGCCGGCGATGGTCAGGGCGACGCCCGCGGCGCTCGCCGTGGCGTTGGCGCTCATCGTGATGGTGGTCGCGGTGCAGGACACCACGGTGGCGCCGGCCGGGATGCCCGCGCCGCTGATCGTGTGGCCCGGCTGCACGCCCGCCGCCAGCGGCGAGCTCGGCATGGCGGTCAGCTGGTTGGAGCCCGACGTCGTGGTGCCGGTCAGGCTGGTCGACGAGAAGCCGGAGATGTCGAACCAGCCGAACTTGACCGCCCCGCCCGGGAAGCCGGGATGGGTGACCACGATGCGCGTCCCGACCTGGGCCATGATCGGCGGCGTCCACGCGCCGGTGGTCGCCGGGCTGGCCGGGCACGCGCCTGCGGTCACCCCGGCCACGGGCAGGAAGACGTTGTTGACCAGGTCGTAGGCGAATGGCTCGTCCTTGCCGGCGTTGCGCCCCGACGCGATCAGCCCGTAGGCGACGTCGCCGACCACCAGCAGCGCCGAGACGAAGCCGGGCGTGGTGAAGCCCGCGAACTGGGTCAGCCGGACCGCCGCCGGGCGGCACACCCACATGCCGTCGGTGGTCGGGTCGGGGACCAGATTGGCCAGGCGCGTCATCGCCCCGGGGAACGCGTTGGTGCCGTCGAGCGCGTCGGACACGCCCGCGGGCCGGACGGTCAGGATGCCGGCGTCGCGGATCGGCATGTCACCAGCCCGTGGTCTTGGTGGTGCGCAGCCGCGCGCCGCCCCCGCCGAAACGGCGCCGGTCGAGCTGCACGGCGTTCTGCCGGGTTTCCTTGTCGTCGGCCAGCTTCAGGTAGCGGTTCAGGATGCCCTGCGCCCCTTCGGGGCCGTCGCCGAGGTACTGCGCCATGCGCATGTCGTCGGTCAGGCGCATCAGCTCCCCGGCCAGCCGGGTCTGCAGGTAGTTGGTGTTCGGGAACCACGGCACGGCGCTCGACGACTCCGGCGTGGCGATGTCGGCGTGGCCCTTGAAGTAGGTCACGTAGAGCGTCGTCGCGGCCGCGGCGGGCCAGACGTAGAGCTGCGCGTAGCCCAGGTCGTCCACGCTCGAGGCGTCGACGGCGTAGACGCTCGGGAAGCCGTTCACCCCGGCGGTCTGCGGCAGGCCGTCGAACTCGCTCTTGTCGACCGCGGTCAGCCGTCGCGGCGTGCCGTCGATGCGGTAAAGCACGCCGGGCCCGGCGTCGCCCTGCTCGACGCGCAGGAAGTCGGCGGGCAGGGCGTAGGGGCCGAAGGAGCCGGTCAGCGCGATCGGGACCGTGACCCGGTTGATGTCGAGGTCGTAGTCCTGGGCCAGGTCCTGCAGCAGGGTGTTGAGAAGCGCCCCGGCCTGCGCGGTGAAGCCGGGGCACTTGGCGGTCTGACACGCCAGCGAGATGATCTGTGCGGCGGTCAGGGCCATGGGTCAGCCGTCCGCGAGTTCGCGCCGCTTGGCGATTTCGCCCTGCACGCGGACGATCTCGTCGGCGAACCGTTTGCGGCTGATGTCGAGGTTCTGCACCGCGGCGTCACGCTCGGCCTGGGCCTTCTGGTCGAGACCGTCCAGCGCCTTGATCGCCGCGTCGTAGCGGTCCAGCGACGCCTTGACGTGGCCCTTCGGCGCGTAGGCGCCGGCGCGGCCCGACGCCTTGAACGCGTCGTAGCCGTCGGCCTCGGCCTTGGAGCGGTCCGCGGCGTAGGTCTCGCGCTCGATCTTGCGCCGCTCGACCGCGGCCCAGTAATCGGCCTCGACGCGGGCGTAGTCCTCGTCGAACTGCGCCGCCGCCTTGGACAGGTCGGCCAGCTTCGCCTCGAGGTCGACGATCTCGTACTTGGCCTTGGCGCGGTCGACCACGGCGTTCAGGCCGTCGACCGCGGCGTTCTTCTCGGCGGCGGTGGCGTCGCCGGCGAAATGGGTCTGCAGCACGATCTGGCGGTCGCCGTTCAGATTGGCGGTGATCGACACGCCGACGGCGGGGATTTCCTTGACGTCCATGGTCAGGCGGCCCTCTGCGGCGCGTTGGTGACGGCGCCGGTGGCCTCGCTGATGCGGGTCAGGCGGGCGGTCTGGTAGAACTGCTCCAGCGACTTGCCGTCGAGTTCGTTCTGGTGCTGCCAGCCGCGGTACATCATCTCGCGCAGGGTGTCGGCGACGTGGCGCGGGACGGTGTAGGTGTGGCCGTGCCAGTAGGGGACGCTGTTCAGCGTCAGCCGGTCGGAGTGCTCGGCCAGGTCGACGGTGATGGTGACCATCTCGTCCTTGGCCTCGTCGCCGGTGGTCAGCCCGGCCTCGGCCCGCAGCTTCGCCATCTCCTCCTCGAGGAGCGCCTTCTTCGCCGCCGACAGCTGCTCGGCCTTGATCTTGGCGCGGGCCTCGGCGCGGATCTTCGCCACCTCCTCCTCGGAGAGAAGCGGGTGGGCCTGCTTGATGGTGTCGCCGGCGTTTTCGCCCAGCAGCTCGGCCGCCAGTTCGGCGTCCGTCGGGCTGCTCTTGTCCTCGTTCTTCACGGGGAGCCTTTCCTCTGCGGTTCACGTTGTGCTCGCACAACGTGAAAGCTGCGCGGCTACCGAGCGAAGGTATCCGCCGCCGGGGCGCTTAACAAGGCCCGCAGCGTTTCCGCTACGGGCCCCATAAGCGTCCCGGCTATCAGCCGAAGGCCGTGGAGTAGGCGCTGGTGTGCTCGATGCGCGCCATGAACGACTGGTTCTGGATGATCGTGCCGTACATGCCCTTCCAGCCGATCACGCGCAGCTGGTTCAGCGGGTCGCTCTTGTCGGCGTCCCGCAGGTAGGTGAACTTCACGTCGTCCAGGTCCACCACGCCGTAGGCGCCCTTGCCGAACACGAAGGTCGGGTAGACCGTCACGCCGGTGGCCGGGGCCGCGGGCGGCGTCTGGGCCGCGCCGGTGCCGGTGATGACCACGGTCTGGTTCGGGGCCAGCTGGGTCGCCTGGCCGGCGAGCGGGCCCGAGGTCGGACCGGCGGCGCACAGGCCGAGGTTGGCCGGCGAGCTGGTCAGGCCGACGTAGACGCTGAAGGTGAAGCCGACGATGTTCGGCAGCGTCACCGAGATGGAGCCGTTCGGGCCCGTCACGGCGACGCCGGACGACACCTGATAGATGCGGCTCTCGTACTGGTTCTGGGTGTCCGACGCGGTGACCTGCACGAAGTAGGTGTTGGTCGCCAGCGACCCGGCGGTGCCCGCCGAACCGTTGATCTGCGCCACCCCGGTGAAGGTCGGGACCATGTTCGACTTGGTGAACCGGATGCCCGACCACTCGCCGGCCTCGTAGTTGTAGAGGCGGTTCAGGTCCGAGTAGGTCCAGGCGTTGACCACGGTCGAGTTCTGGCGGAAGTCGGCCACGGCCAGGGTGTGCATGATCGCCGCGTAGTGCGGCATGGACGTCGGGTTGTTGCTGGCCTTCGACGGCTGCCCGGCCTCCACCTTGGTGTCGGTCTTCTCGTCGCCGTTGAAGCGCGGGGCGCCCAGGGTCTCGAGCGCGGCGGCGGTGCGGATCACGGTGTTGGGGTCGAGCACGTCGCCGGCGATCAGCGCGCCGCGCGAGCCGCGGCTGTTGACGTAGTTGACCTGGGTGCCGGCCATCAGCGCGTTGAAGGTGTTGCGCTCGTAGGTCTCGGCCTGCTGCAGGCCGGTCAGCTCGATCGCCTTCTGGAACACCGGGTGCTTGATGGTCAGCTCGGCGACGTCGGAGATGACCACCTTGTCGCCCCACTGTGCGGCGGTCGCCTGCACGGTGGTGATGGTCATGGTCTGGCCGGCCGGGGCCACGCCTTCCGACAGCGTGGTGAACGGCAGCGGCAGGCGGTTGTAGCGCACCGCGGTGTAGGTGGTGCCGCGGTTCTTCGGCAGGGTCAGGCTGTCGCCGAACTGGTAGGCCACCAGCTGCCGGCGGGTCAGCGGCAGGGTCTCGTCGGCGATGTACGCCACGATGTCCGCGCTGAAGTTGGAGGCGTTGTTGTTCGGCACTTTCGGGTCCCCCGATCTGCAGGGGACCCGAACGACCGGGGCCCCTAGAGTTCCATGTTCTCGAGGCGCTTGCGCCGGGCTTCGGCGCTGTCGCCTTTGGGCTGTTGCGGCCTGACGTCGCTGCGGGCGCCGCCCGGCCGGGCGGTCTCGCGGCTGCGCGCCTCGGCGGCGCGCCGTCCGGCCTGGCCCTTCACCCGACCCGCGCGCTCCACGGCGCGCTTGCCGATCAGGTACAGGGCGATGGTCTCGCGGGGCGCGGTGGTGCCGGCCTTCCGCATCTTCTCGAGCTCGGCCTCGACCTCGGTCTTGACCGTGTCGAAGGCCGGGTTGTCGCGGCACGCGGCCTGGAAGGTCGCCTTGTCGGCCACGTCCTGCTGCTGGAATTGCAGGTGCTGGAAACGGGCCTCGGCGCGGCGCTCGGCCTGCTCGACCCGGTATTCCAGCCGCTCCTCCGGCGACATCACCGCCAGGCGTTCTTCCTCGGCGCGACGGGCGGCCTCGCTCGACTGGTGCTCCCTGACGCGACGGGCCTCGGCCAGTTCGCGCTCGAGCCGGTCGGCCCGCTCGCGCTCGGCCTGGACCTCGCGCTGCTGGGCCTCGATCCGGCGCTGCGCCCGGCTGGGCTGGCGCTGGATCGGCGGCTCGTCTCCGTCTTCCTCGCCGCCCGGTTCGTCGTCGTGGCCCGCATCGGGGTCGACGTCGCCCAGGTCGTCGGGGTCCTCTCCGCCGTCGTCGAGTTCGCCGCCGGTGTCGGCGTCGCCCTCGTGACCCGCTTCGAAGCCCTCGCCGCCGCTGCCGGAGCCCGTCTCGGGGGCCATGGCGCGACGCAGCTGCAGAAGACGCAGGTAGTTCATCAGTCACCTCTCAGCGGGTAGCGCCCGCAAGTCGAAATAGCGAAACGGGTAACGCCCGTCAGTCGGAGCCTCATGTTTCGGCCACGTTGGCGTTTTTGTCAAACGGCTCACATTCGACGCGGCATGGTCACCGCGCCGGCGGCGGCCATGCTGTCGGGATGGATCATCCCGGGCGGGGCCATGACCGAGCGCGGCGGCTCGGGCTGGCCGCCCTCGGCCGGGCCGGGCGTGCCGGCCACGCCGGGTCCGGCGCCGCCGGGCGCGCCGGGCAGGCCGGGCGGCGGGCCCGCCGCGGCCATGGCGGCCTGGGCCTTGGCCTGCATCTGCAGCTGATGTTTGGCGATGTGCTCGCGGATCGTGCCGTGCGGGTCGCCGAGCCGCAGCGCCGCCATGTGGGCGGCCATGTGGCCCGGATCGTCGTCGGCCGGATGCACGGCCACGTCGAAGCCGTGCTCGAGCATCTCGTTCTCGACCTCGGGATCGACGGTGTTCTGGTCGGAGACGTCTTCGAAGATCAGCGGGGCCAGGCGCGGGCCGAAGGCGTTCTCGGCCATCTGCACCATGAGCGGGGCGAGGTTCAGCCGGTAGCCGGGATACATCGCCGGCGGCACGCCCTTGAAGACGTTGGCCATGGCGATCTGCTGCTGGATCTGCTGGGCGTTGCGCGCGGCCTCGACGCCGAACCAGCGGAAGGCGTAGCGCGTGCCGATCTGGATGGGCTCGACCGGCGTCATGGTGGCGCGCAGCCCCATCTCGCCGAAGGCGCGGACGACCACCTCGTCCTCGCGGAACTGATGGTCGAGCTCGGCGAACCACGTCAGCAGCGGGGTCAGGATGGTGCGCTCGACCGTGGTCACGGCGCCGGCGGTGGTCAGCAGGTCGACCTGCTGTTCCTGGGCGACCTCGGCCTGGTTCTGCTTGCTGGCCCCCGAGGTCGACGGGATCATCGAGGAGTTGACGCCGAGCGTCTGGAAGATTTCGGCCTTGGCCGCGGCGACGATGTCGAAGCCGTGCCGCCACAGTTCGGGGAACTGGGCGAACTGGGTGTCGTTCGGGTTGGTCTCCCACACCGAGGCCAGGCCCAGTATCATCGAGCCGACCCGCGGGTTCTTCTCCGGGTCGGTCATGATGATCGGCATGGCCGAGAAGTGGGCGGTGTCGGCGGCCTCGTTGATGGTGTCGTTGGCGAACACCTGCATGTCGGCGGTGAAGGCCACCGGCGCGCGGCCCTTGAACACCCCGGGCAGCTTGTTGACCGGCCCGGAGATGACCGGAACGCGGTCGTTCCAGTACGGGTTCAGCTTGCAGCCCAGCACCTCGTCGTCGCCGCCGTAGTAGGCGCGGCACAGCCGCATCTCGCCGTCGATCTTGAGCTGCGTCCACGTCTCGTAGCCGAGCACGTACTTCGCGCCGTTCTCGCTGCGGATGCCGGCGGCGGCGGCCAGCTTGCGCCGGGTGTCCTGGCGGCGGTCGCTGTCGTCGGCGGACACGCGCGCGATCAGCGCCTCGCCCTTGGCCTTGGTGATGTCGCCGTCGCGGATCATCCGGCGCAGCGCGCCCTTCGACCAGCGGCGGCGGATGGTCACCGAACCGCCGGCGGCGATCGCCGCCTCGATGGAGTCCGAGGTGGCCGGCAGCACCAGCAGGTCGGCGTCGGGGATCAGCTCGACGGTGGGGCGCCCGACGGTCTCGACGGTGTCCTCGAATTTCTCGACCTGGCCAATCTCGGGGAACTCGAGGCCGTCGCTCTCCATCGGCTTGCGGACGCGGCGCACCACGTTGCGCGTCGTCTCGCTCCAACCGACGTAGACGCTGTACTGGCCCTCGACGTCGCCGGCGACCATCAGCGCCGGGATGATTTCGGTCTGCAGCCGGCAGGCGTCGACGTAGTGCTCGAGCAACGCCATCAGCGCGTGCGGCACTTCGGCGTCGGGCGTGGTCACCTCGACGTAGCGGCCGCTCTGCGGGAATATCTGGTTGACGAACCGGGTCTTTCGCGCCTCGACCGCGTTGTTGATGATCGGCACGAAGATTTGCGAGTTGCCGTTGTAGAACTGCTTCTCGCCGAGCTTGCCGTTATACAGGTCCCAGTTGTCGCGGTTCTCGTCGGTCCGCTCGTTCTGGTCCTCGAAACCCTGGTCGACCTCGGCGAACACCTTGCACAGTTCGTTCCGAACGTCGGCGTTGGTCGACAGCTCGTCGCTGCGCTTGCGAAGCTTAGGCATTCACTCACCCCCGGCGAGGACGGTTGGCCAGGGCCGAGGTGTATCGGCGCCCGTCCGGCGTCCAGGCGTAGTTCCTATCATCGTTTTCGCTATCGGGCGAACCGAGGCGCAACAGGCCGGCGAAGCTTTCCAGCCCTTCCATCAGCACGCGGTACTCGCCCTCCTCGGGGTGCTCGGCCAGCACCCCGCCCTTCAGCAGCTGGCGGGCGTAGCCGCCGGCGAAACCGTTAAGGACCCAGCGCGCCCGGTCGGCGACCAGCAGCATCGGCATGTGCCGGTGCTCGCGCTTGAGCAAGCTGCGGATTTCGGGCCGGCCCTGTTCGGGCGGGA